TAGGGTAATACTAAAGCTAGTTGGTATAGCTGGCGACGTCTATTCATCTGAAGAAGCAGATGATTTCAAACAATCTAATCCAGCAAACAGGAGGTAATATGGAAAAAGATTATAATGCAAAACCCGAATACAGAGAGGGTGAACATGGTAAAGCCAAACTATTCACACCATTTGAAAAGCAAGGTTTCAAAATGAGTGGTCGAGGTTGGCTACACAATGAAGAGCATAGGTATGTATTGATTGAAGATACAAGTGCCAAAGGTAAAAAATATATCGAGGTGTATCAAAAGGTCGGTACAATATTTAACAACGACCAAAGAGAAGAAGGCTCGAAGAAACCACACTATACTGGCAAATCCCAAGACGGCAAATCTCGTATTGCTGGCTGGATAAATACAGGCGACAAAGGTGTAAGTGTTTCTTTAAGCTGGACAGAACCAAGACAGTTAGATGACGAGGTACCATTTGGTAAAGAGTTAGATAAGATGGCAAACGACCAAGCAAAGAAAGAGGGTAAGGAGGTCAGCTATGACTGGTAGTATCGAGGTCAAACTATCTATGGACGATAGACCTATTGCTTATAAGCTTGAAGGTGAAACAGCAAATAAAGTTAGGCAGTTAAAACAAACTTTAAATGACACCCAAGATTTAGATTTAACAATAGCACAAGTAGTTAGACTTTGCATTAACAGACAATATAGCTTAATCTGTAAAGACTAACCAACCAATAGGAGGACGTATGACAGGTAGTCGTAAAGGTTGTCGCTGGGATACTAATAAGTGGACTAGCGACAAAAATAAAAATCAAATCACTAATGCTCTGTATGAAGATGACCCTCGTGCAGAAGATTGGGATAAATATGGAAGAGTATATAATCAGTATGGTACTCTTCCTGTAAGAGATAGATGCTGGTCTGACGAAGAAGCTTTGCTTGCTCGTAAAAGACCCGCTGGACATTTATTCAAAAAGAAGTACCAATGAAAGAACCACCAAGAATTACATATATAAAGATTGGTGACGAAATTTTTGCAAGAGTTAGCAATGAGTGGTACAAATCTAAAATAGATGGCAAAAAAACTATTTATTTAAAAGGAGGTTATCGTGTCGGTAGACCAGAAACCAAAAAGGGGAAGACCAAGTAAAAAAAAAATGGACTTCAACAAAGTAACTCGCAAAGAGTTCAAGAGATTGGATACAGAGCGACGTACTTCAAAGGAACAAATTCCGTTTTTTACATGGCTTTCAAGAAAAATAACAGAGTGGACAGGAATCAAGAGAAAAAAAGCTTGATATAAAGACCACTAGAGGGGTGTAAAGGTATGTCCGTGTATGTTTATACCCCTATTTTTTTAGTAAAAGCTCTCGTAGCTCTGGACCCCGTGACTTAACTTGACCCCACCAACGGCTATTTTCCATCTCTTTACCAGCAGTAGGTAGGTCGTTACGCTCAACAGCGTCCCAAAATTTTAAAAATTTACTAAATCTATTCCAACCCATATTGAATTGCATAGACAAAATTACAATTTGTACATTGTCAGGTAGCTCTCGCCAAAAAGGTTTATGCTTATCTAACTCTTGAGAATGTTTTTCCAAGTCACGAGCAAGAATAAAGTCTGCTGTTTCTTGGTCAATGCCTTCTTCCAAGTTGTGACCATAACCGATTGTCCATACACCTACTGTATCTTTGTACATATCAAGACGACAGCCTTCATGTTTTTTTATAATATCAACTAAATTTTTATCAACCATATTTAAAAATCCCATGTGACTATATGTTTTTTTTCTTTTACTAATTTATAAAACTGTTTCTGTCCTTTTTTAAATTCTTTAGAATTAGAATGAAGTTCTATATATTCTTTATAAGGTATTGCTTTTACTGGTGAACTCATTTTAATTAAGTAAGCTGTAACATCTTTTGCTTTCATTTTATTATCTATGCCTTTTAGTTTTCTTTGCTATGTTCTTGGGTTGCTTTGAAAATTGTTTACCTTTACGAGTGTCTTCTCTTTTCTTACGAGATGTGCGAGCATACTCGGAAGCTGATAAAGATGCGATAGCAGAACTAGGTAAGTATCTTTCGCCTGTTGCATTAGGACCTTGAGTGCTAGGCTTACCCGATTTGGTTCGCCACTTTTGTTTACCCCAATCGAATAAACTTTTTTGTGGTGCCTTCAATTTGTGTAACCTCCACCTTTGGCTTTATATTCACGAGCTAACATTTGTGCTTTACGAGCTGACCATTGACCAGCTTTGCCACCTTTGGTTCCAGCTTTTATGCGAGCAAAGATTCTTTTTCGCATTGCTGGCTTGGTATAGTTACCAGCTTCATTTACTGCCATTCTTCATCTTCCTTTTTTTGGAAGCCATAATTTTTTTCTTTAATGCTTCAGGTAAATTCTTTTGTTTCCCTGAAAGCTTTTGGTCATTTGATGGTCTACCTTTTTGTGAACCATATGTTCCTTTACCCATTGGCATAATATATCTCCTTTAACAATCCCATTTTCTTAATGCTTTATTGATTCTGCTATTAGGATTGCGTGCTGTTTTAGCAGAAGTCAATTTCTTTTTCATACCTCTCATTCTAGCACAAAAACTTTTTCTACGTTTGGCAGATGCTGGACTTTTCTTTGCTTGAGATTTAGATACTGGTGGTTTAAGATTCCCACCTCTAGCATTGTAAGACCTACGACCAGCTTCATTCAATCCACCTTCAGGATTTTTACCAGCTTTTCTTTGCCATAAAGGTGTAGCCATTACTTCTTCCTTTGATTCATAATCTGTAATCCTTGCTTACCAAACCTATAACCGAATGATGCACCTATGGATATATATAAACAATGATGAAACCATGTGGGTGTGTGTTGGTCAAGGAATATAAATCCTTCTTTAACATAGTCCTGTGTGTAGGGCGTGAAAGATGCTGTAAGGACTGCGATAAAAAAAATTGTCCAAGCTTCATCTTTCCAGCTTCCAGCCATTTGGCTTGTAAGATTCTGTTCCATTAACATAGAGCTTGTAGCTTCTGTTTCATAAACCTTTGCTTCAGCTTTGGCTCTAGCTACTTTGACTTCTGTTTCTGCTTTTGCTTTATCTACTCGACCTTGTAACCAAGTACCAGCTAAAGAACTTATTGGACCTATGATACTAGCAAACATTTACTACTCCTTTTTAGGAAGGCTTTTAGGTACACAATAAGCTTTGACCCATATCTTGCTGTCTCCAGCGAGTGATGGGTCCAAGTTCTGTGACCTAATCTTTGATGCAATTCGAAGACACGTATCCAAATCACTGTAGTACACCGATTCCTGAACTGTGCCTGAAAGAAAAACAATTAACAACCATGTCAATTAGACCTACCCATAAATAAACCCATAGCAACAGCGTTTGCACTTGTCAATACTGATACCATACCACTCTGTTCAAGTGATGGTGACTCCAAACCCATATACCAAAAGACAGTTTGATATGTAAGATACATATAAAGTAATATCAAACCTCTTGGTATTATCTTAAAAGAATCAATAGCGTGTGTCCATTCCTCTACAATTTTAGTCATTCGTGTCATAGTTCACCCATTCGTTTTTGATAAAATAAATATCCAATCCACATAATTAATCCACCTACAATAGTACAAAGAAATATAATACCAACAATATTAAAAACTTTTGTTCTAAATTCTTGTTGTGCATATAACTGTTCTTGTCTTTGCTTTCTTATCTTGGCTTGCATCTTCAATAAATCAGACCATGCATTAGGACCATGAGTAAGGTTTATCCAGTTACGAAGTTCTTCTTCCATAGCTTCTGCCTTTTTTTTAGCAGCAAAAGCGTCCATTGCTTCCTGTTCTACTGTTGAACCTAAAAATAATTTCTTAAATAGTGGTGGATTCTTTGACATCTTCTCTGCATGGTTGACATCAGATACAGCACCAAGCCATTTTCCGATATCTCCATACATAGATTCCACATCACGCCCAGCTTGGAATCCTTTTTTTATTAAATTAAATGCGGTTGAAGCTGTCGCGAGAGCAGTTACAGGGTCCATAAATTAAGGAGTCTGACTCTCTATATTTTTTTTGTATGCTGTTTTTACATCATCTGTCCAAGCAACTTCAGCTATTGCTTTTACATCTGCATCTTCTTTACTCAAGTCAGTAGGTGT